CTGATGTCAGCTAACGATAGCGCTGGTGTATACAACGTTTACTGGTATGGTAGCAACTTGACTGGTAAATATGTACAGTTGCAAACCCAAGCTATGGGTAACTGGTATCAAGTAGCTAACTTGGGCCCGGCTGCAATGAGCTACGGCTCGACCATGTCAGCGTTCATCTCAGATGGACAAACGCTACGTCTCCAGTTATTTGATGATTCGATGTACATGATTCCAACTTCTCCAGTAGTAGCCTCAAGCACCTGGACTGCTTCCATTTCTGCAGGCGGCGGTGGCGGTAGTGGACCTGTAACGGGCATTACGAACGTCAATAGTGGCGTTTCAATGATGATGCCAGATTACCTGTACATCAATTTTGAGGTAAGTGGCGGGTCTGCTCAATCCTACTTCTACCTATGGGAAGCTGGTCAAGTTGGTACTTCCACCCCTGTCTACATCACAGCTGGCGTAACACCGTCTCCAGTGGGTACATCACTGCAACGTAGTTCTATCGACCCAACCAAGTCGTATGTAATTACTGGCGGTTCGATGGACTCTTCTCAGCCGTATGAAGCAATTTCTGGGTCGTTCTCGATTCCAGCCGGCACAGCTGGCGTCTTGACGCAAGACGGATTAGGTGAAGGAGTCGGCTACATTCCTGGTACAGCAGTTACAGGTCTGACCCGTTTAACCGCTGGTACTGGTAGTGCTGTTGTGGACACCTTCTCGGAAACCACGTTCTTCGGCTATCACCTTTTCAGCAGTACCTTTAGCCAAGCTCAAATCGATGAGTTTGCAGCTACTGGGTATATCGCTGGTGAAACCGCCTACGTTAGCGGTAGCATGGACCACACCTGGACTGAAGTCCCAACTTCAGGCAACTATGGTGGCGCTATGCTAGGTGCTAAGCAGGGTGAAATTCGCGTGTTCTTCTGGTCGGGACGTCACATCCTTGCTCGCGTCGTAACTCCCTAATGTAAGCAACGGCTAGTTAGTTAGCTGGGGGCTGGGTCTTCGGACCTGGCCCTTTTTTCTTGACTATTCCGGGTAGTTGCCCTATACTTCCTGCTGGACGACGTTTACAGAGGAGACCGACATGAACGCCTGGAGTCCTAACTCAGCGACATTACCGAACTTGGTGGCAGTAACAGCTAGCCAGACCAACGTTCCGGTTAGTAAGAAGTTCCCCATCACAGCTGGCGGAAGCAAGAATCTGGTAGTATGCATCACTACTTCCGCTGCTTCAGGCACTGTAACAGCCAAGCTACGTACCAGCATTGGAAGTGGAACGGCTGTAGACTCGAAGACCGTCTCCATTACCGGAGCTGGTGACTTCTATATCAAACTGAACAGTGACTTGCTTGCTGACCAAACCTACCTACCGCTCCTTTCATTAGGCGAAGTAGTAGTTAGCACAGCGGCTGGTGCCTCAGTGACGGTAACTGGCGTACAAACTCTGCAAGAAGAATGAGACGCGGGGTCTATACTAACAAGTGAGTATACACCCCTACGTGTTCACTACAACCCCATTCGGGTACAATGGCAAAACAGTCCGACAAACAACTACTTGCAGCGTTGGAGCGTCTCGAACGCCTCCAGCGCCAAGAGTGTTTTGACCCCATCAACCCCACCAGCAAGCCGACGGCAGCTCAGCAAGAAGTCATCGACGACATCTCCTCTCACAAGATACAAATAATACGAGCTGGTAACCAGTCAGGAAAATCACAGACTTGCGCCCGCATCGTTACCTGGATACTTTCTGAGACTCACCCCAACTGGAAGAGACCAGCTGAGTGGGGAAGTGAGAGTCTACTTGGTGTCATAGCTGGTAGGAGTGGTAAACAGATTGAAGAATCCCTGCTGCCGAAGATAAGGTCCTATCTCGAGCCGGGCAGCTACAAAGAAGTCCGTATCGGTAACATCATCCAGAGACTAGAACTTTCAAACGGTAACCGCATAGTCTTCCAGTCGTTAGAGAACCCCTCAATGGCCAGGGACCGCTTGCAGTCTTACGTCGCTCACATCGTCTGGGTGGACGAGTTACCTCCTACTGCCGACATCATGAACGAATTAATGGTCCGTATACAGGCTAGAAACGGCTACCTGCTAGCTTCTTTTACCCCGTTAGTAAGGAACATCAAGGTACAAAAGTTCGTCGATGGCCTCAAAGAACCAGTAGCTAAGACCTACAGGTTCAAGATGCTTGATAACCCACTCTATTCCGACCCCCATAGGAGGGAAGAAATCCTTTCGTCAATGGCCCATCTACCTGAACATGTCAGGAATAGTCGTCTCTACGGCGACTGGATGAGTGACGATAATGCCGTCTACTACTTCAACCACGAGACGATGGTCGAACAGCCTCAAAACTATAGCCCCATGTGGAGGCACGTAGAGAGCGTAGACCCCGCATTGAAGTCAGCCCTCGGGTACACGTTGTGGGCAGAGCATCCTGATACCGGCGTTTGGTACTGTGTGAGGGCGGAGTATGTCAAAGGTATCCTAGTTCCCACTGAATTGGTGGAAGCCGTCCGCAAGATGAGCGCCAATTACAATATAGTTCGCCGCATCAGTGACCCACACGAGAGCTGGTTCATCCACACAGCGGCTAGTATGGGCATCAACTATAGTACCGTTTACAAAAAGAACGACCGGAAGGCGGAACTCATCAAGAACTTCCAGGAAGCTCTCGGAGTCCGCATCAAAATCGCCCCGCATGTAGAGAATCTTGTTGAAGAAATCAGCGGAGCTAGGTGGTCAGATACTAGAGAGGGCAAAATTGCCTCCGGTAGTGATATGCACCTCGGGGACTCAGCCCAGTATTTCGTTGACTGTATACCGAAAAGAGAGAATGCTATACCTGTTGCTACCTCTTGGCATGCCCACCTGAGGCAGGCTGACCAGCAACGGAAGAAAAATGAGATGGAACTAATGGTAAGAGCCATTCAGCGCAAGGGAGGTCGTCATGCACGGCGTAGCTGGTAAAAAACAAATCGGCATTTCAGTTATTGTACAAGATGTACCTCCAAAGGAAGCCACCTCTTGCTGTAAAAAGCCATCCCCAGAGGACCAGGTACGGGAACGTATCGAAAGGATTGACTCCGGGGCAGGTAGTGAGGTAGACTTCCTCGTACTCAAACGTCTCCAAGAGGCTTTGAGGAAGAAGAAACCATGCACTCCTCGGATGAAAAATCTGATGGACATGATTGAACCAGTAATGAAGCGTTTTGGTTACTACTTTTAGACGGAGAGCGTAGCAATGACCATTAAAGTAACAGCTTGGGACGATGGCCTCGCTAGTCGCAACATCCTCAAGCGGTACAATGATGCTTCTCAACAGCGCCGTCCCTTCGAGCAGCGGTGGCTGAGGAACGAAACTGCCATCTATTCTACTGGAAATACAGGCGGTTTGAACATCAACGACTCCGCATTGTACGAAGCCTTCGGCTCGGGCCAACCAGGCGTCGACCAGTCGGGAGCGGATAGCAACAACGTCTACGTTTTCAAGAACCTCCGCTTCCTGCACGCTCAAATGTCAGCCAACCCGCCGTCCGTTGTGATGAGGCCGACATCTTCGGACCAAGACGACCATCGTCGCGCTGACGCAGCAGACCGTGTCGTTAGGTGGGCTATCCGCCACTATCAAATGCAGGAACAATTCGACCAACTGACGTTGCACGCTTTGACTTACGGCAGCGGTTTCATGAAAACCGTCTGGGATTCTACTCGTGGGGACATCATCGAGTGGAGTGAGAAGGACGGTACTGTCAAGCTGGAAGGTGACATAGCCGTTACTGTACCCTTTACCTGGAACATCTTTCTAGACCCTGACGCTAGGACGTGGAAAGACGTCAAGTGGGTGATAGAACGTGTATATATGGACTATGAAGAGGCCTGTGCGAAATGGCCCGAGAAGAAAGAAGACCTAGACGCAGCTCGCGTTAATAAGGACCAAGACGTTTATAAGAATGCTGTCAATCAGTCTCAGCTAGCCAACTCCCGCTACAATTCCGTTGAGTTGCTCGAATACTGGGAGACCGGACTGCCTACCAACGGATACCTGGGACGTTACTGCCTCTCTACCGTACAGGGCAAGGTGATTGAACCCTGCCGTCCTAGTCCTTTCCGGTTCAAGAAGGCAGGTGCCAGCCGAAGAATTATCGACTCTGGCCTTCCTGATGATGTTATTGAGCAAAAACTAGAGAAGATTCCAGAGCAAGCTAGTCTACCCTACCACCCGCTGACGGATATTGACGTCCCGAACATCGTTTGGGGACGCAGCTCGGTAGAATACGTAGCTACCCTACAAGACAACCTCCTTCGCATTGATACTGCCGTGATGGACAACATCTACGCTCACGGTGTCGCTAGGATGGTCGTACCAGACAACAGCGAAGTGGCTCAGAATATGAGCAACAGCCCATGGGATGTGGTCAAAATCTCAGGCAACCAACCTCCTTACTTCATGGAAGTACCCCAACTGATGCCAGAAATGGTAGCTACTAGGGTCAAT